CGCGTTTGCGTATACGAGGATTTCTATGTAGTTGTCTCTATTTTGGAGACACAATTGGTGGATTGGGGTCCGCCCCTTTACACCGTTTGATGGAGTTTGGGGGTCAGCCCCTTTACTCCATACTATGAGGATTTCCTCATTCTTAACCAGGTATCGAAAGTGTTAAACCAGCTTTCACTCGAAGTTGCCGCACTTCGACACCCATTGTGGTGTATTGTTGTCTGAGATCTTGAGTGTTTGCGGCAAACACGATGATAGACTGTCCCATTTGGGACTTAATCTCTACTCCTCGCGGAGTACCACGTTAGTGGAGACGCGGCTTGATGTAGCCTTTATTATTATATTACGACTTTTGCGTAGGATTTATACGAACAGATTCTTGGACTCACATATCGTAAGAGGAACCCGGAGCGCCTCAAAGGATATAAGATATTTACTTTAAGACTATGCCACTCGCGACTGTGCCCGAAAGAATACTTCTTGTAATATATACTCATAAGCTTTAGCTTCAATTTATTGTGAAGACTAGTGTAAGACTTTGTATATTTTTATAAGTTGCGGATTCGATTAGCAAGTACATTTATGTCGTTTTGCCTTAGGTTATCTATAAACGGACTTACCATCCGGCCGATGATATAGTTAATCATAAGTAGTATAATACCGAAACTTTAAAGAGAACGATATAATATTATAAAGCATCACCCAAGTAACCAGGGTAGTTCTTTTGGTTGCAAAGAAGCTGTATACAGCATTCCTGTTGGACGAAGACTTCAGGAGATTATTAACTTCACATCATGACAGTAAGTATTGCAGAGGGAAACTGCCGTAAGGATTCCAGTCATGGCCGTGGGTTTGGTACACCCACATACCGCGAAAGCGAAGGAGCACAACGTTCTGCTCGGAAGAACGCCCACGTTGATAACGTGGAATGGCGTTTTAACGCCAGCCCTCCAAGTGAGGAAGATCCACCTTGGTGGATAATAGGTGTTTGGTTACAGTTCTTGTTTCCGTCTTTGTTGACACCAAGTACCTTTCGGCTCACACACACTTTATTGTTATATATTTATTGTTGTGCAGGTTTGACAGGCGCGACATATGTAGTATATAACGTACTATTCAAAGTGGTGTCCTCCGTATTTAGAAAGCGGAGGCGTGTTCTTGAGGAACAATTAGGAATAAGGTTACCGTCATTCGTCACGCCAGATTTTGTTGCAAGGGAGACTACTTTATTATTAGCTCTCAAAACAAGTTTGCAGAATACAACTAGTAAAGCAGGTGTTGTTTCTGCGTTGGTTTCGTATGCTCAGGCTCACAGTAGTAAATCGTTACTTGGACATTTGATGTCATTTGCAAAACCAAATTGTGATGATTGGGACGCATTTATAACAGAGGATGTAAGAGTTATGGTTGAGCAGTCAGGAGAGGATGAAAGACAGTGGATTGAAAATTTGAAGGGTGCTTTGTCCAATTGGAAGAAGTACCGACAAAATAAGGACATTAAGAATGTATTGAAATTGTTGAACTATGTTGTTTCGCTTGGAATGTGTGAAGCCTCCAATCTTACTTTCAAAATGGGAAAGTTGACAATGTTTGAACCTGTAGTCTATAAACAACAAATTGAATGTACTGATTTGATTGATTTATTCGCTACAACTGCTATTGGTTTCATAGAAGGTGGTTGGCGTGTTTATAAGACAGGGGAAATTTCAGCTTTCTTTGAGCATGATGAAGAAATGACCAAATTTGAATCTTTATACAATAAAATTCGAGATGTACATGGTTTTTCATTAACAGGTAACCTCAAGGAGCATGCGAATATAACGGAAACGGACTATGAATTACTATTGGACGAAGCTGTTGAACTTGGAGACAAGCTTACAAAGAAAATCAATCGAACTATGACAATTGAGAAGAAGTTTTTGATGGATCGGTTAGATAAAATTCGGGATTGGCGCAATGAATTTATTCAGGTGCGTACCCGAGGTGGTTTACGTAAAGCACCATTTGCCATTTCTTTATTTGGAAATACATGTGTGGGTAAGAGTACTTTAAATAAACTTACCTATGAAGCGATTGGTGAATACAACGGTATTGATGTAAGTGACGAGAGAGTTGCAACTTGGGCGGATAATGACAAGTATGCTTCCAACATTCGATCATCTACCAATGTTATTGTATTCGATGATTTTGGAAATACTTCTCCATCTTTCATGGATTTTTCACCAGTTTATCGTTTGATTCAAACGATTAACAATGCTTTGTTTTTGGCCCCGATGGCGGAAGCTTTTATGAAGGGAAAAGTAGCTCTCCATCCATGGATAGTTATGGTCACAACTAACGTTGAACACTTGTTGGCAGAGAAATATTCAGAAAAGCCAGAGTCGGTGCTACGTCGTCTGTTTCATGTTAAGGTTCTCGTAAAAGAAGAATTTCAGACTAATGGAAAGTTGGATTCAAGGAAAGTTGAGGCGAAGTTTGGTATGAAACGTGAAGCAGATATTTGGACTTTAACAGTACGTGAATGTGTTGTAGGAGAGGCAAAATTCTCCAATTCAAATAAGAATATGTACGAGTTACGACCCATTGAATTTGAAGGTCAGTCCATGGAAGGCGTCGATTTATACAGGTATTTAAAGTGGGCACAAGTTGCGTCTAAGGATCATTACGACTATCAGGCAAAACTTGTTGAAATGAATACAGTTGAAAAGTCAAAGTGTTGCACCAAGTGTGGATTTGCTTTTTGTGGTTGTGAAAAGGAAGAAGGAGTAGATCGCATATCACGTTTGCCAACCGAAACCGATGAGACGATATTACCAGCCGAGAGAACTTTTGATGAGGAAGTGAACACGTTGCGTGTATTGCTTGGAATTCCAAAACATGAAGAACAAGCTTCACCTTTGTTGCGAGCAATATTGAGGAACATATTTTGGTATTGTGTTGGCTATACATTAGGTGTCGTGTTCCATTTTGTTATAGCTATACTGCAATTACCTAGTGAGTCACGTATTCCTACAGTTAAATTTTTGTTCGCGTGGGCGCGCAATTACTTAATTGCTTGGAGAGATAAGTTTCGACGAACTACTATGTGGAATTTATATTATTTTGCCAGATGGCAACGCCAGAAACGGTGGAATATGCGTGCGTTCTTTTATAGGTTGCACGTTTACACAACAGAAGATTTGTTAGCACTTGAAAATTGGTATAACGATTCGATTTTTGATTGGGTTGCCTGGGTGCCGGAAAGTTTCATTACATCTCCCTGGGTCACACACTCGGTTTTGTATGCAAGGAGGTATGAAATTTTGAATAGAAAATGGAAGGTTGTATTTTTGTATTTGTACTGTTTGTCAGTGTGTGTTCTTTGGATCATTAAGGGATGGTACTTGTCGGCAATAGTAGTGTTTTATTGCATTGTGTGTTGTGTCTCAGTTATATATTATTGGGAAAAATCGGCCATTCGAGAAGAACTTTTGTCGCGCAATGATAATTTGCCTAAATATGTGAAGATGATGAAGGAACACTCGTGCAAAATATTTGTGGGTAGTGCAATATCCCTGTATTTCTTAAGTAAATGGTTATACACCTTCAAGAAGATAATGACTCCCCAAGGTAACTTGAATCCTCAAACTATGGAAGATATTGAAGAGAGAGATAATGAAGGCGATCCATGGGCAGAACATTTCATAACGCCCATACCCATGAGTACTGCTTCGAAAACCACCGATCACGATGATCTCGTTCGCATGTGTGGTGAGAACTTGGTATATGTTCAAAGTCCGTCATATTATGTGCGTGGTTTTATGATCGAAAGTAATTTTATGATCATACCTGCACACTTCGTGAAAAGACATTGGAACGAGGGATATGAGGATATTCCAGTGCATTGTTGGCGGAGGAATCCTAAAGTAGTAGGAGGAAACTTTCGAGAAACTTTGGGTTCAAAATATACGTATATCATACCAAACACGGACTTTGCAATATGTTGGACACCAAGTTCTGGTAGTATGGGAGACATGCGTCGTTTTCTACCTACAGGAATTCCGAGTGATTCTGAAGCGTCTTTTGTATTGAAAGGAAAGGATGCTACAATATCAGTGTCAAAAACGTATTTCAAGAGAGAATTAGGAGGCATTTGTCATACATCTATGAATAATATACCTGGTGGCTTCTATAAGTTACCTTTTGAAACTGCAGATGGGATGTGTATGTCTCCTCTGGTTTCCAAAGGAAGAGGTGCGGCCATAATAGGATTTCATTTATGTGGAGAGGGCACCGAAGGAGGTTGCGGGTATGTAACACAGGATGAAGTGGAGAGAGGTTTACAGTATCTGGAGGATGTGCCAGGAGTAGTTCGCACATGTAATAAGGGAACTTTACCAACACACCAGTTTGGAAAACGCTTAATTGAAAGCACCGAAGTTCATTATAAAAGTGCCACTCGTTTTGTGACTCCTGGTTGTTCATTGGAAGTATTTGGAACTACAAGTGGCAAATCTACTCCCCATTCCTCTGTTGAACCCACCATAATTTCAAAAATTGTGGAAGATGAAACAGGTGTTCCCCAACAATGGGGACCCCCGAAATTGAAGGGGGAGGGAGTGTATCCTTTCCAGGTAGCACTTGAGCAACTTGCTCACCCCTCCCAATCATTGGGGAGTATTGTTGTTCGCGCTGTGAAATGTTATCGACTGCAGTTTATTAAGATTTATCAGAAACTGCCGAAATTATTTACCGATTGCAAACCATTGACAAGAGTGCAAACTGTTTCTGGAATTAAGGGTAAGAGATTTATTGATGCCATGAACTTTAATACTTCGCCAGGTTGGCCTCTTAGCGGGAAGAAGACTAAATTGTTGGTTGAATTGGACCCGGACGAGTATTTCGATGTCGGAAGACCGAGAACCTTCACCCCCGAGATTTGGGAGGACGTCGAACGTATTAAAGAAGTCCTCATGAAAAGGGAAAGAGCGTATTGTGTGTGGAAGGCATGTCTCAAGGATGAATCAACTGAGCTTACAAAAGACAAGGTTAGAGTCTTTCAAAGTGCACCTATAGCTTTGCAGATATTAATTCGTATGTATTTCTTACCTATTGTGAGAATTATACAATTGAATCCGTTGCTGACTGAGTGTATGGTTGGTGCAAATGCTGAAGGACCCGAGTGGGAACAACTGAATTCTTTTATGACTTCAAAAGGGGAAAATGTTTTGGCTGGTGACTATAGCAAATATGACCAGCGCATGCCAGCGCAACTAGTGACTGCTGCTTTTTCGATCCTGATTTGGGTAGCGCAAACTTTTTGCTCTTACAGCGATGAAGATATTTGTTTGATGAAGGCAATAGTTGCTGAGGTGATATATCCTTTGATGGCCTATAACGGTGATTTGTTGATGCTGTTTGGATCAAATCCCTCAGGACAAAACCTAACAGTCATTATCAATTCAATAGTCAATAGTTTGCTATTACGAAGTTGTTACTATACTGTATATGCCGCAGACAAAACTGGTACTTTTACAGATTTTTGCGCTTTTGGTACGTATGGCGATGACGTTAAAGGCACAGTGTCTCCAGCGAAACCTAAGTTCAACCACATATCATTCGCTCAGTTCTTAGCGAAGTATGATATGAAGTTTACTATGCCTGACAAAGAGTCCGTTGCTACTGAGTATATGGAGGCCGGATCGGCTGATTTCTTGAAGCGCAGTGATTTTTATCACCCCGATTTGCAGGCTCATGTAGGCGTGTTGTGTGAGAAATCAATTTTTAAGAGATTGCATTCCCATGTTCGTTCTAAGGAATTAACTCTGGAGCAACAAGCCGCTCAGAACATAGATTCGTCACTACACGATTGGTTCTATTACGGTCGTGATAAGTTTGAGTTGAGACGAGCCCAAATGTACAATGTTGCGAAGAGAGCTGGGTTATTACATTTGTGTCAGGGACTTGATGTGACATATGATGAACGAGTCCAACGCTGGTTACGGAAATACAGGCCCGAATCAGCAGATCCCGTAGTTGAGAGACGGGTAATCTATAAAGAAAATTAAACTTTCAACACTCCCCCGAAGTCCATCGGGGGTTCTTTGTATATAGTAACAAACGGACCGCATATACATGGATACCATGTAATTATTAGTTGTGTATTTGTATTAATTATATAGGCTTTATATGTGTAAGCACCCTACTCATAGGGTACCCCTATTTAGGGGGGAATTCGCT